TTCTTAGCTGCCATAGCTTGAGCGGCTTTAGGGTCGTTAGCGCTCATTACAGTGCGCTGCTTAGCGTTTTTACGATAACCCTCAGCAGATGCGCCTCGTATTTTGTTGCAATCAAACAGGGCGTTAAATGGAGCCTCTAAAACTGGCGTGCCTTCTATTTGCGCACCTACTGCATTAGTAACAACAAATACACGACTACGGTGCAAATCTCGCTGCTCTGCGTTAGTTGTTTGACTATCATTTAAAGCGGCTGGGTCTAGCTCATACCATTTAGGCTTATTCCAATCTTTATCAAAGTAATCGCTAACGTATTCGGTAGCGCCTTCGCATTGCACCTGATAAAACGGGTTAATGGCTAACACATTGCGAGCGCTTGTTAACTCGTCCATTAACTTTGCATCGGCGCTTGTTTCAGTAAAGATGGGCACAATAGTTGAGTAGCTACCAAGTCTTGATTGCTTAAACGCTTCACGCATTACACGCCAAAAATCATGCTTACGTGCAAACTCTTTAAATGCAATTTCAAACGCTGTGTCTTGCTCTGTATCTTCATCGGCACCATCAATAATAGTTGGATGCTCTGAAAAACATCGCTCCGGTACAATATCAACAATAGCCTTGAAGAATCCACCTCGATTATATGCGTTATACATAATGTCAAACGTTAAAGCGTCGGGGTATCCATAGGATTTTGAATCATCTCTGTTTGTATCGCCAAAATTAACAGGCGATGAAAACAGTTGTGAAAGGTTTCTTGTGCGGCTTGTTGGCTGTGCCATGTTTGCCGCAAATGTAGAATTTAATTTATTTTTAAGCATAAAAAAGCCACACGTTAATAGTATGGCTTTATTTTAACACAATGATTTATCTTATGCGTTTTCTATTCTTTCCTTGGCAGTATTGAAGTATCCCTGATCTAACTCAATACCTATAAAGTTGCGATTTAGATTTTTAGCCGCTACACCTGCTGAACCACTTCCCATAAATGGATCAAGTATTACCTGTCCTTCTGTTGAGTGGTTTATTATAAACTTTTCCATTAAGTCTACAGGCTTGCATGTTGGATGGTTGAACTTGGATTTATCTTCTTTGTTTATTTTCGATGTGTAAACCATGCTTTTAGATTTGTAACTGCCGAGTATCTTTGATTTATTACCTTTAATATAAATCCAATACTCAACATCACCAAGATACTTAAAGTTGCACAGCGGTGCTGGGTTTGTTTTATTCCACACACCAACGCCATATTGTAAATTATTTTGCTCAGCCCAATTTAGATATTCAACAATCTGCTTATTTGAGCATGTGAACACGCCGCAAAAATACTGCTTAGCCTCAAAAATGGAAAGGCAAGCATCTAAAAACAATGAGGTGTTAATACCGTTAACCATATCTGCATTGTTAACCTCCTCCATAAACTTTCTGCCTCCCTTGCCCATCATCCCGCCACCTTTTGATTTTGATAGCTCATAAGGCGGGTCGGTTAATATCATATCAACACTGCCGCTTGGTATTTCTTTCATACGCTCAAGGCAGTCGCCTTGCATTAAGTTAATCATTATTTAAACCCTAACGCTTTGCTTATTACTTCATCAATAATTTTCTTTATTGATACAAAATCATTCCCATCACCGCTTAAGTTAATCATCTGATTGCCTACGCACTTTCTAGCAAGCTGTAGTGCTTCAAGCATTTCAGGTGCCACTACTATTAAATTGGCATTTGCAAAACCCTCTTCTGTGTTTTCGCACTCAGCGTCATGTGAGAATTGAGCGAATATTTTCTCATCGCCTTTGGCTGATTCTGGCTGTATTCCCCAATCTCCATATAATTTCCACGGACCTTTTGTAAATTTAGCTTTCATTCCTAACCTCCATTAACAACAAAAACACGCTCATCTTTTAACTTTGCAAGCTCTTTGTGTAACTCTGCGTTTTTATTCTTTAGAGATACGCAAGCGCTTAATAGCTCGCCGGCAATCGGCGGTGGTAGTTCTTCACCATTCGCTGAATAAACTGTAACTCTATTTATTAAGTCCTGTAAAATCATACCGTTACCCCGCTATGCTCGTTAAAATGCGCTTTACTAGCTATTAAGTTTTGGCACGTTGCAAACAAATGTTTTGTGCTATCTGAAAATTTAATAGGCTTAACTCGATTGTCACCGCCTACCGTGTATTTAACTGGCTCATCAATTCCCAGTTCACGCATAACTTTAATTTGACGTTCACGCCAGCCTTGATTAATACCGCAAAAATACGGGTGTTGCTTTTCATCTTCATCATTGCAATGCCAGTTTTCCCACATTGCACGTAAAGTGCCTTCTGGTAATGGGTTTTTCTTGTTTAGATTCATCATTCTTAGGTATTTATTGTATTTAGTCATCTTTCATCACCCTCACCAACAATAGTGCCGCGGTCACTTCTGCCGCTAAGCTTATCAAGGTTTAATTCTGCAACTTCTTCAAGGCTAAAATCAAGCTCTGCGCAACACGCTTGCAACTGCCACAACACATCACCAAGCTCTTTTTTTAAGTCGTTTCTCAGCGCTTTTGAGTTATTACAAGAGCCGTTGACGGCAGCAAAAATGGCAGTGGATAATGAGCATTTATTTTTACGCACGTATTTTGCCAGCTTGCCAGATACTTCTCCCACTTCTTCTGATAAAGCTAAAAATGGGTAATCGTTGTTTCTGTACTTTGCAAATTCCATAGCGCCTAGTTGGTAGTCGTTTAATTTCATTTTTCTATTCTCCAAGTTTTAAGTTTTTAGTATATTCAAAGCTTCCATCAACGCGAATAAGCCTTTTATCTTTTTCTGCCAAGGTACGCTCAACAACACCCTCTAACTGATTTTTCTTAATAGCATTAATCCTGTAATAAACCTGCCTAATGGTTTTACCAACGCTCTCAGCTATTGACTTCATAGGCTTGCCATTAATAACACCCTTAACCAACTCGCTATCAAGCTCTTTAGTCCAAGGTTTACTATAATTAAACATTACCAAGCTCCATATTTATTTAAGATGTTAAATATTGTTTGGTCGTCAATTTCAGGGCATCGTTCAATATTTGGAATTGCTAACCAACAATGATTTTGTATTTCTGCAATGTCATCGTTGTTATAAGCAAATTCACGGTGTTTGATGCGCAACTCTTCAACTAAGTCACGTTGATAGCAGTAAGTGCCATTACTAGCAAAGCCATAACAAAACGCTTGCTCGCCTTTACTGTCTAACCCTGTACTAATTAAAACCACAGTCCAATTATGCTTTGACTCTTTTAATGTGTAGCTTAAAACATCAGTAAGCTTTACTTGGTTGAATGATTTTAGATTAACCAACTCAAACGGGTATTTACTTTCTGAACGGTAATCGTAAAACACGCCAAGGTTATCAAGCCCTTTACTCGAAAATACTCGAGCCGTTTTAGCTGGGTTATATTTTTTATTGCGTTTAGGCACTTTCCAACTCCTTACAAAATTCCCACTGTGCATTTAATTTATCAGGCATATCGTCAAACTTGCCATAGTCGCAAAACTTACCGCAAGGACTAATAGCAATGCCTACCTTGTAATCGTCAATAACACAGTGCTTAGTGAATATATCTTCAATCGTACTCATTGCAGGCAAACCGTATTTATTTTTAGTCTGCTTGTATTTTGTGTTGTTCATAACTTACACCAGAGAGAAGGAAAGCCATTCAATATCGCTTTTAATATTGAACACATGCTTTGATTGGCACTCGGTTATGGCGCTCTCAATATCTTCATTTGAAAATGTAACAGATGAAAACATATTCACGTAATCAGTCAGTATTGAAGTGTCAGCGCTTTCAGTTATAACGTGCAGTGAGTTAACCGTCATAATTGGTAAATCAGACTCGCCAATATATTTAATACTAATAGTTACTGGTAATTTCATTTCTTAACCCTCTAATTTAATTTCTACTTGAGATGTATTCATCGTGCAAAAGAAAGTTGCACGACCCTTCTCTATGCAACGCTCAGTAATAAGACTTCCCACAAGCCCTGCGTCGTCGTGACCGTAAATGTTACGCTGAACTTTCAATACTACTTGCTCAAGCGTTAAGCCTTTAGTAATAACATCTCTATCATTACTGTAAACTGTAACCGTTGAAGTAAATAAACTCATAGCCTAACCCTCTTTAATTAATTACGCATTATCGCGTTTCAGTAAGTAAACTATAAACAATTAAATTTAGGTCGTCAATAATTAATTTAAGTAATAGTTAAACATTTCTTTAGCAAGTGCGCTAACATCATCTTTGAATATTGGCGGTACTCGCTCAAGCCTTTCTTGGCGCTCTTGTTTTGTCTCGCCCTTTGCTACATGGCAAGCCATATTGGCGGTAGACATTAAAAGCCAGTGCTGCACCTCGTCTGGCATTCCGTCCGCGCTTTCCTCACCATCTAAAACGCTGTTTAGCATGTCATTTAATTGGTCTATTGTAGCGAGATCCATTTTTTAAATGCCTCCATCGCTCCATCTGCTCCGAGCGCTATACAAGCAAACGCGCCCAATTCTTGCGCTGTGGTTAAATACTCTTTTTGTCCAGCTTGCCATTTGCATATTGTATGGTCTCGCCTTTTGAGTTCGCAAACAAATGTTGTCTTGCCTGGTATTATTATGTCGCTAGCGCCCGGTGTCATGCCTTCTGCTTTTTGTCTAACCCGCTGGTTAACGCTGGCTTTGCCCTCGTTTCTTATATGCGTGGCAATAACGCCCCACGTTTCAGGGTATTCTCTACGAATACGGTTAAAAAAGGTTACTTGCTCTAACGCTTCGCTTGGACACTTTTTATCTCTGAATGAGGTATCGCCAAACACTGGTATATTAATATCAAATTTCATCTGCTTCCCCGTTATATCCGTAAACATCATAAAAGCCACTATCGGCGTTTTTGCGGTAGCTTATAGTTTTTGGCATTATTTCGCCGCTTTCTGTAGCCTCGCAAAACTGTTTATATTCAGCGTACTTTTTACCGCCCTTAATCGTTGGCATATACCAAATGCTAAACTGTCTATACTCTGTAACATAATCAACACGCAAACAATCTTTACCGCTTCGTGTCATTGTAGGTCTAACCGTCCAATCAACCAATAAATCAGTTTGCAATTGCGTTGGGTCTTTTTTAAACGCTTTAAAATCTGCTTTTAGCTTGTCGTTAGGGTCGATTATCTCACCTTTGCATGTCGTGCAATAACGCGCGGCTATATCGTTTTCAGCTTCACAGTGAGGGCATGGTTTAAACGTCCATCTATGCGAGCATTGGTCAAGCTCTCCACTACCGTCTGGTCGCAATTTAAAGTGCTGGCAACGCCTGCCGTAATGCGCTGGCATAGGGCCAAAATCAGTCGGTATTACATTTCCATCTAGATCAACAAAATAACCGTCTTGGCTAATTTGAAAACCCTCATCGTTTTTCCTGTAGCTGAATTGGTTTTCACCGTTGCAGCTAGGGCATAGGCATGTAAGCGGATCACCCTTCTCACCTGTTGGCCCTGCTTTTATTTCAGGGTTGAACAAGTCACCATCTGGACAATGTTTATCAACGTTCTCAGCGTAGTCTAAAACTAAACAATCCTCTTTACCATCGTCTAGGCGCAAACCTCGCCCTATTATTTGTTGCATCAAGCCGACTGACTCAGTAGCTCGCAAAATAGCTATAACGTCAACGTGAGGCGCATCAAAGCCCGTTGTTAACACTGATACGTTAACTAGGTATTTAAAGGCTTGATTCTTAAAGTCAGATATTATCTTTTCACGGTCTGCGCTCGATGTTTTACCGGTTACTATCTTGCTTTTAGCTGGCGGTAACGATGCCATTATTTCTTCAGCATGTTGAATGGTGGCCGCAAAGAACATAACGCCTTTGCGGTTTTGGCTCTGCTTTATAACGTCCGCCACAATTGCCGCCGTCTTTCTTCCATGGCCTACAAACGCTTTGTCTATGTCTGTATTGTTGTATTTACCCATACTATTAAGGACTAAGCCGCTTGTATCGTATGAATCAACGTTAATAGCACCAACAACTGGAGGAGTTAAAAACCCTTGTTGTATTAAGTAGTGCGCTGTTAATCGGTAAACTTGCTTTGCAAAATATGGGTTTTTTGTAGAGCCTTCAAATACTGGTTTATCATTGTGATCTGTTTGGTATATATAGCCATCGCCTAACCTGTAAGGTGTCGCGCTTAACCCTATTATTCTTAGTTTTGGGTTGCTTTCTTTCATCTTGTCGATGATGAATTTTATCGTTGGCGTTAAACCATGCGCTTCATCAATTATAACAGCGCAATAATTAGGGCCTAACCTATGCGCTGCGTTTTTGACTGTTTGAGGACTTCCGAACACAACAGGGTGACGCAAACATTTAGCGCCAGCGCTAGCACTGTAAATGCTAGCTGGCTCACCTGTTAATAAATACTTTTCACGGTTTTGTATTACCAGTTCTTTTTGCGGCGCTAAGCACATTACGCTTTTGCCGCCGCTTATTTCATAAAGTCTTTTTGCCAATTCTGCCACCACTAGAGACTTACCCGCCCCTGTTGGTAGCTCAATTAAACATGGCTCAACACTTTTACGAACCCACTCCATGGTGGCATTGCACGCTTCGTTTTGGTAGTTTCGTAGTTGATACATTATGATAATTTCCAATATTTAGATGATTTACGACGGTACTCATCTGTTGATACATCAGGGCAGTGTTTTTTAATAATCTTGGCGTAATCTACTGAGCCTTTGCGCTCAATTTGTTTTAAGCTTCGCCCATGGATTAAAGCGTTTTGTTCACCGGCTTTAGCTATCAAGTCGTCTAGCACTTCTTTTTTACGCTCTTGCGCTCGCTCAATGGCATCGCTTAGCTCGTCGTATTCATCTAGTAGCTTTGCACAATCAAGCGTTGTTATTTCTTTTAAAGGCGGTTCAAGATGCAATTCGCGCAACGCTTTAACTTCAAGCGTGTTTAAATATTCTTGATGGAATAATTCAAGGTCAGGCAAGTTTTGTTCTAGCCATTCTAAATCTAGATCAACTACTTCTAATTTAGTGCCATGCTGCGACCATTGGAAAAAATCACATTGCGCTCGACCTGTTACATAAAGCTGTACTTGTATTTGCGCGTAGTAGTGAGGTTGTTCATTAATGCTTTTAAATACTGGCGGGTTTTTGTCGCGCTGACCAAACGGGCATTTTATTTCTATAAGCTTATGCTCACCAACAAAACCGTCAGGGCTTGCGCCTAACCATCCGTTTTCGTGTACGTAAAAACTTGCTTTCTCTACTGTGTTACCCGTTTCTAATTCGTATTCAAAGCAAGCGCCGTCCTCGTGAAACGTGCCATACTCTGTGGCTACGTTGCCGCTAAATTCACTTTCAGCGCCTAGACTATCGCGCACCATACGGCGTAAAACGTCGTTAGGCTTCATAAAAGGGCTTAAACCAAGTATTGCACCAACTGCACTACCTGTTACTAACCCTTTACGGGCGTTAAACCATTCTTTTGAGCGTTGTTCAATCATTTCTCTAATCTCCGTATTGACTCAAGATGCGGTATATCAGGCAAACCATTAAATATTGACCGCCTTAATGGGTCGTACTTATCGCCTTTAGCGTTTTGACATGCAAGCTTAATAAATAAAGCTTCGTCAACTGTTAGCGTAATATGTACTTTTGTTTCTAGCTCTGTTGTTGCCATAGTTAAAAAAGGGCGCTTTCACGCCCTTTGCTCCATCACTAAAAACCTACATCATCATCGAAGTCGTTATTTGTTTGCGCTGGCGCTTCAGTTTTAACCTCTGGCGCTGCGGCTGCTTTACCGTTACCGCGAGGGCTAACAGCGCTTACCCAGTTACCGCGCTTTTTCGTGCCGTCGTCTTGCTCAATTTCCCATACTTGTAATAGGCCGAGCATTGGCTTATTAACTAAGCATCGAGTAAGGCTTTCGTCCGTTGGTGCTTCACCGCTTGATAGCAGTTTGCCACCTGCGTTTGTATCAATAGCCGCTAACATACGCTTAGCTTTATCTGACTTTTTAGCATCTGCATCAAAAACACGCAGCTTTTGAAATATTTTGCGGTTTGCAAACTCTTTAGGCTGCAATACATTCCAGCGTAACGAAATGTATTCTTCTCCGTCATAGCTATCAAACTTAGCTTCATCTGGCGCAAACAATACCTGTGTTTTCGCTGGGATTGGCTCCATATCGCCGCCGCCTGACTCAAATGAACCTGTTTTCTCGATTGGGTTATTGTCGCTTAGATTCCAAAATGACATAGTTATTCTCCTGCTTTTAATGATGGTATAAAGTTAATTAGTGGGTTTTCGTTTTTTGGTACAAATATCTCTTCTTCAATGCCATAGCGGTTTTTACTTACGTTTGCCGCTGTCGCATAACAAATTAGTTGGCGAGTGCCGTCGCTTAGCGCTTTTTTACGCTCACCATCGCCTGTAAGGAACGTTTCAAGCTTTAAGAAGCCTACTAGGTCACTATCATCAACATAAGGCGCTACAGACTTCTTGCCAAGGCGCAACGAGTAGCGTGTGTAAGGTTCTTGGTCTGGTAGTTCAATTGTTTCTGTATCTGCGTGCGCTACAAATACAATGTGCATACCTTTACGCTCGTTAAGTAACCCGCACGCTTTACGCACACGTTGATGTAAAGCAGCTACTGCGGCAAGCCCCGCGCCGTACCCACCTAACGCCTGGTTGATCGAACGTGGTTTTTTATGGTCACTTTCAATAATATGACTGATAAATAAACGCTCTAAAGCTGTTGCAGAATCAATAACCAGCGTTTTATATTCATGCTCTTCTTGCAGCAAAGATTTTAATTGACCCCATAAATCTTCAACCGCTTTAATAACTGGAAACGCATCGGGGCGTATATCTTCTGGAACACCTTGCAAGCCATCCTCTGCACGTATAACGATTGGTTTAGGGAATGTTGCAGCAAGGCTTGTTTTGCCTAAACCGCTATCACCGCAGATAGTGACAATAGTCGCTCTATCTTTTGGCTTTGTGATACTTTCTAATAAACTCATAAATTACCTCATTGGGTTGTTTGTCTCTCTTCGACAGGACGAACTATAGCGCACTTAATTTTACCCTGTCAAACATATTTTTAAATTTATTTATTTTATTTGACAAAAGCCCAAATAAAATAGACAATCGACCTATCTTATATAAATAGCAGAGAACAAACAAAATGATGACTTTAGAGCAGATCATAAAAAGACTTGAACATGCAAACCTATCAAAGATAGCTGAAGCCGTTGGTACTAGTAGGGCTAATATGTATAACCTTAAACACCAAAAAGTTAACCCTTCTTACGAACTGGTTAAAAAGCTATCTGATTACTTTGAAGAGCTGGAGAAATAAAATGGATCAATATTGGTTTTTAGATGAAGGAATAAAAGTATTCGGGCTTTACGGCGGAGATAAGGAAGGAAATTGCGCCTGTGCAAACCCAGAATGCAACGCGGCGTTTAAGCATCCAATTGCCAGTAATTGGCAACACACCCCAATGTGGAGTGATGAGCAATTAGAAGTCATGGAAATGTCTGGACAGTTCGACACCGGTTACGGGGTTATTGTGAACGGTCTCATTATTATTGATGTGGACGCGCGTAATGGCGGCGTTAAATCGTTCGAGAAATTATGCAAGGACTTAAATACAGACTTTTTAGGCATAGCAGGATTAGCAGTGGCAACGGGTAGCGGTCAAGGGTCAATGCACCTTTACTTTAAAGCGCCCGAGGGCGTGCCACTAATGCAGCACCATAAAGAATATGAAGGGATAGATTTTAAAAGCAGCGGTTTTGTAGTTGGCCCAAACTCTAAACATGCCAGCGGTAACACATACGAAGCTATACACGGCTCACCGGCTGAATTAGATGACGCGCCACAATGCTTGATTGATTTACTTAAAAAGCCTGATACCCACAGAGCGGACTATAAAGGTGCGCCGATTGATGTAACTGACTCTGACATCAGTGAAATGTTATCGTTTGTTGATTCTGATTGCGATCATGAAGTGTGGTATCGCTGCGGAATGGCGGTACATGATGCAACAAGCGGGGCGGGGTTTGATATATGGGATGATTGGAGCAGTAAAGGCAAAAAGTACCCAGGCAGTGCCGCGCTTGAAAAACGCTGGCATTCATTCGGCAAGTCAGGCTCACCTGTTACCATCGCTACGTTAATGCACTACGCAGAGGAGGGCGGATATCAACAATCCGTAACATTCAAGCCAACGATTGAATTTGAAATAGAGGAAGAAGAAAATAAAAGCGGCTTACCATTTAGCATTGAAGGTGTTGATTTATTGCGCCCGCCTGAATTTGTGGGTCAAGTAACCAAGTGGATCAACGAACAATCGCGTTATCCTCGCGAAAACCTAGCAGTTGCAGCGGCGCTCACAGCGGTAGGTAATGTTGTTGGTATGCGATACACGGACGACCTAGACGGCGTTAATGCTAATTTATTCTGCTTTTGCGTTGCAGGTTCGGGAACAGGTAAAGAGGCGGTGCAACAAGCGCAAGCTGCAATCCATAGGGCGGCGGGTATCCATGGCGCTACGCATGGCGCGATTAAGTCAGAGCAGGAAATTATCCGCAACTTAATACGCAACCAAATGGCAGCGTACATAATAGATGAAGTCGGTATATTTCTACAAAAGATTGCCAACGCGCAAAAGAAAGGCGGCGCTGCTTATCTTGATGGTGTAATAGGTATGATGATGAGCGCATATTCAAAAGCGGACGGGTTCATGCTTTTAACTGGTGACACTAAAGATGAGGTACAAAAAGCCATGATGCAGGAGCTAGCAAGCTGTCGTAAATCAGTATCTGAGAATGATGACAAAACAGGCGCATACCAAAGGCGCATACCACAGCTTGAGCGTAGCTTGCAGCAAATAGACAACGGTTTAGAGCGCCCTTTCTTATCAATGATAGGTTACACAACGCCAGTGACGTTTGACGGCCTTATAACCCATGAGCAAGCCACTAACGGCTTTATTGGTCGCTCACTGCTAATTAATGAGCGTGAAACAAACCCAAGGGCTAAACGTAGATTTAAAAAAGCGCCAATGCCTGAATCTATGGAGTACACACTAAAAGCGCTTTATAGCGGCGGAAGTTTTGATCAAGATTGTAACCGTGTTGAATATTACGGCCCTAAAATTGAGATAAAGACAGAAGCGAACGCAGTTAAAATGTTAGACGCAGCGCTCGACTGGATTGAGGACGAAGCGGAAAAGCACAAAGAGCGCACAGGCTTGGAAGCCGTTGTTCGCCGTGGCTATGAGATTATGGCAAAAATTAGCTTGATACTTGCAGCGCCTAGCGGAGTTCGTACCAGTGAGCATGTTAGGTGGGCGTTTGCCATGATGCAGCGCGACATTGAGGAAAAAACACGTCTAGCGTATGCCAACGAACGAGAGAAGGACAGTCCGCACCAGGCTATGGCCGCTAAAATATTAAATCTGATTAATTCAGACCATGGTGAAACTGTGGGCGTTATCTGTAATCGTTTACGACCAGCTAAAAAAGAAGAGATTGAAGAAGTGCTAAAAAGTATGGAAGAGAACAATTTAATTAAATCACAACAAACAAAAAGTAAATATAACGGTAAGGTAGCGACAAAGTATTTCTCTGTGCTATAGTGGTTACTCAAACGCTCTTTATAAGAATTTAAAGCCTTGATAGTAACTAGCTAGTGAAACGCTCACTACGTAGATGTTATTGAAATATAAAGGCTTTTAGGGATTGATAGTAGATAGTGAGAAAAACAGCGTTTTATAATCGCGATAACAGGTAGAAAAATCCTACTATCTACTATCAATCCCAAATTAGGGTTAAAATCCTAGTTAAAACAACAACATGTACGTAGTAAGATTTTCACTATCAAGCTACTATCTACTAAGAACCCGCTTAATTGCGGGTTTCGTCGTTTATGGGCTTTCCCTTATATATAAAGAGACATTTTAATCTTTTTCTATAACTACGTTATAAGGTTATAAGGTTATTGTCCTCTTTATGATGACATGAAAATAAACATAATGGAATAGCAAAAAAGTATTATTTTTTATTTTTATAAAATAGCTTTACAACTACAAACAACTAGATTATATTTAATCACAGTTAATTAAGCATAAACGGGATAGAAAAATGAAAAATTCAGATTTACCAGCGATGCCGTTAAGTGGTGATGCATACCAAGACTTCGCGCATTACGATGGTACACCTAAAACCAGTTACAACCCAGAATGTCAAGGTTTAACCAAGCGTGAAATGTTTGCCATGCACGCAATGCAGGCAATGTTATCAAGTCGCCACGTAAATGATTTCAATGCTAGTGATGCAGACTTTAACAATGATCTTTGCGCCAAAGCCGTTAATTATGCAGACGCATTGCTAAAGGAGCTAGAAAAATGAACACATACAAAATCGCATTAACCAGCCCTGCTAAGAATATTACTTTTAAAGTTGAGGCTAAAACCGAATTTATGGCCTGTAGCATCGCTAAGAAGCGTTTTAAATACTTTAGCCAAGCTGAGTGTCACATTGCAGACGTTAAGCGCTTAAAATCGCGCACAGAGAAAATTATGATATTAAGCTCGTTTGCGTTGTTTGCTACAGCGTTTGTTTTTAGTGTTTGGCAGTTGGGAGGTTAATATGAAAACCTACCCACAACAACACGAACCATGGCGGCCTGATTATCCGCCGGTGTGGAATACTAGATGTGTGGAGTCTACTGTTGATTTGGACTACAAACCTTTTTCAGAGAGCATTTTAGGTTTAAATATGTCGGCATTCAATACCACACGAAACGCAATAGATAAGGCTTTAAAATGAAACAATGCAGAACACGAAGCAACGCCCATTTTAACGGCATACTTACAATGCAGATGATGGGCTGGACTAAAGGTTATACGTTAGACCTTCCAGTGTGGCGAGTTAATAAAGTTAAATTTAATGTGCATGGGGTGGGGTTATGAATAATGAATCTGAAAAGGCAATTAAAAGCATAGGAAGAAGTATTGCTAATATAAATAAGCAGATTAAAATTGTAAGGCTTGAGTACCCAGAGGCATGCAACTACCTAGATAATGGTGACAGCTTTAATGTTATGGTAGGTCAGCGAGATGATTTTAATTCGATTGAGTGGCAAAAGGATTCTGCGGCCTGCTTCACTATAATTCATACTGATTGCGGTGGTTGGTGATGATTAAATCAGTTTATGAAAACCAAATAGATATACTTAAATCAATAATGACCCTATGTAGCATCGATCGATTTGACGTTGACGTTACGTACGGTAATGGCATGTTCTACAAGGAAATAGAAAAGCCAGTCCATTGCTTTGATATTGATCCATCATTAGTTGACACGCCCGCAAGTAGTGACGACTTGCCACTTGATGATAAGTCAGTTTCAAGCCTTATGTTTGACCCGCCATTTTTAACTTATGTTCGCGCAGCTCGTGAGGGTAATGGGAATATGATTATGGCTAAAAGGTTCGGTGGTTACTGGAAATATGACGAGCTTGAATCTCACTACAAAGGGACATTAACTGAGGCGGCTAGGGTTTTGAAAAAGAAAGGGGTAATGATTTTCAAGTGTCAGGATATTATTCATAATCACAAAATGCACTGCACTCATGCCAATGTGATAAATTGGGCCGCAGAAAACTTTAGGCTTAAGGATTTATTTATATTACCAGCGAAAACAAGAATGGCTATACCACAGCAAAAAGGAACTAAAAAGAAAGTACAGAAACACGCGAGGATTTTTCACAGTTACTTCTTGGTATTGGAGAGAGTGTAATTAATCACGGGGTTTAGCGCCCCTTTTATTTTTTATGATATACTCAAGGCATATTTTAATTAATTATTTTTAGGTGTTTTATGGCTGGTGGTAGACCTACAAAGTACAACGAGGAAGCGCTTAACACCGCAGAGGATTACATTGTTAATTTCTCTGATTACGGCGATGCAATACCTTCCGTTGTTGGGCTAGCTGTCGCACTGGAAACCCATAGAGATACGATTTACGCATGGGCAAAAGAGGAAGGTAAAGAAGCGTTTTCCGACATTGTCAAGAGATTATCGACAAATCAAGAGCGTAAATTGCTTAATGGCGGCCTAGATAACAGCTTTAATCCGACCATTGCCAAGTTGCTACTTGGTAAGCATGGTTATAGCGACAAGCAAGAAACAGACATTACAAGCGGTGGCGAAAAGCTAACCGCTCCTACTTACACGGTTGTTGATGAGTGAAAATATAGAAGTATTCCCATGCTTTAAAGAGTATTTACAGCCAGCTAGATTCAAGGTTGCTTATGGTGGCAGGGGTAGTGGTAAGACGCGATTTTTCGTAACCATGCTAGTTACTAACTGTTTGTACTATGGCTGGCGTGTTGTTTGCCTGCGTGAGATACAGAAGTCTATTGAGGACTCTGTAATGCAGGAAATAGCAGAGGAAATAAACCGCAGAAACCTATCTGAACACTTCAATATCTTGCGCACTGAAATACAATGCAAAACATCTGGCGGAGTTTTCAAGTTTGAGGGCTTAATGCGCAACCAACAAAAGTTAAAGGGTTATTCTAACTTTGATTGCGCTTGGGTAGAGGAGGCTGCAAACGTTAGTGCTGAATCATGGAAGTTTTTAATACCAACACTAAGAAAGCCAGGTAGTGAAATACTTGTTTCATTCAACCCTGAAAGCCCATTAGATGCGACTTATAAAATGTTTGTTACTGAGCGTTTTTACCCTGACCACAAAGACGGTAAACGCTACTGCATAACAAAGAAAATAAACTACACTGATAATCCTAGATTCCCTCGCGAGCTTCAAGACGATCTTGAGCTTATGAAGGAAAATGATCCAGACCTTCACGCCCATGTCTACCTTGGTGAACCTGTAGCAAACTCTGACTTATCTATCATCCCGCCTAAATGGTTTGCGGCTACTATTGATTTGCACAAGCATTTAGGTATTGAGCCAAGCGGTGGCAAAGTTACCGGGTTCGATGTTGCTGATGAGGGCGCAGACTTCAACGCGGCGGCATACGTGCAAGGCTGGGTAGTTCAATATCTTGATGAGTGGAAAGACACCGACCCCAACAGCGCAGCCAACCAGGTATGGCAAAAGTCTATAGAGTTCGGTAGTGAGGAAATAATATTCGATGCTATCGGTGTTGGTGCAGGCGCTAAAGGTGAGTTAAGGCATGAAGTTGAACGCATGGAAATGCGTAGTCAAAAACCGCCAGCTATAACAGCTTATTACGCATCTGGCGCAGTTGCTAACCCTGATGATTTTTATGAGCAAGGTTATCGCGTTGAAAGTATTAAAGCGGAGCATGGTATTGACCGCACGAATAAAGATATGTTTACCAACATCAAGGCGCAAGATTACTGGGGTTTACGAGATAGGTGTTATAACGCATGGAAAGCATTAAACGGTAAGCCATACGATGAGAATAAGCTTATTAGCTTTGATAGTGACACGATACCTGAAAAGGTATTGAGCAAGCTTAAGGGCGAGGCTAGTCAGCCAAGGCGCGAATACTTAAACGGTAAGCTTAAAGTTGAATCCAAGGATAAGATGAAAAAGCGTGGTGTAAACAGCCCCAATGAATTAGAGGCTGTTATTATGGCGTTTACTACTAGAGAGCAAAACGGCTGGGATGATTGGCTTTAGTTGTCTGTGGCTATTTTAAGTATTACTTCTTTAGTGTGCATTGATAGTCTAGTTGAACGTAAAGGTTCAGGCCAAGGATACCACTCACCATCCATAAAACCGTAGTAACTACCAATCGATACTCTATAAAACCTGTCGCGCTCAGTGCTATATGACTCCCAACCTAAAGGGGCGCGGTTTATTATCTCTAACGCTTGCTGCTTGTTCATGTTAAACCTCTTTTGGCGTTATGTTGTATTTTGTTAGCAATTCACATGCAGCTTGATGTGATGCGTACATAGCTTCATCTGGATTATCAAGTAAGCCTGGTATTACTGCTAGGTATGACGATATACGATTTATTAAATCATCCCGCAAAGCTTCCTCTGGTGTTTTTGGTTTTTTGAGTTGGCTTATTAATGCGATGTCCATATTACCGTTAGCCATCTTAATCCATGCCGCATCATCGTGTATACCAATAACAACCCCGCTAGAAATGCCGTTATTGTATGAAACCTCATCATTAACACATGGCCATTCTTTGCACTCACTAGATGCAAACACTAAGTTGTGGCCAGCTTCGTTTTCTTTGTTCATTTTCTCTATTCCTATTAATTAAAAGACCATTCAAATATAAACTATAAATAATACTTGTCAATGATTAATTATATGTTTATAGTTAGTGCAAGTTTAATTGAGAGGGTTAATAATGGAAACTGTAAAGGCAATACAAGCGGCAGAAGCTGCAACTAATATCAATCGTGAAGATTGGATAAATGGCGCTACTGAGTTAGTGATGAGTGGCGAGTATCAATATGACCGCAGTACGTGGAAAAGCAAAGAGGCTTTCATCTCTCTTGATAATGTGATGGAGGATGTAATGGGTATGGATTGTACTAAAGAGATTTTAACGGATTGGATTAAAGGCGGCGAGTGTTGTGACATGCGCGACCAACTTAACAATGTGGTATCTAATGCTGTTAGTTTTCACTTATGGCAAATGGCAAATGATTTTAATATAGGGTTAGATTATGAGTAATATTGAATGGGAAGAAGGGGCGATTTGCTGTGCTGGTGGGCAGCAGTGGGATGATCACTCTCTTGATGGTGAGTCTGTAGTTGAGTATGTTATTACAGCTGAAGACTTCCAACTAAACGAAATGCGTATCGGCGATTACATCGAAGCATCTGAGCTAGGCACCGAGCAAAAGTATAATGATGCTGTTGAGGTGTTTGAGTTGTTTGGTTTTGGAGGTACTGTAGATTGGAGAACTCAAAAGGATTATGAGCCTTGTTATTTTTATGCAGATAATGATACTGGGGATTTTGATAGTCAGCGCTGTTTTTATGAAGATGACATGCTAAGAAAAATAGCCTACACACAACTAATGGCAATCGGTAAATTAAAGCGAGCTATGATTGAAAAGTCCGCACCTAAAATAGCTCCGGACTTAACTCCGGATGTTGAGATTAAAAGTGATTGGTCAGACGAGCACTATAATCACTTTTACCAGTTGAGCGAAGAGGATATTAAAGCCGGTAAAATCAAGGTTGACGCTTACTTTGTTAATCGTATGTGGAAAATTAACTCATGGGAAGATACGGGCGCAGGGTTTCATATATTGAAAACACTTCCTAGGATTGCCAACAATAAAAACTCATTAAAACGTGAGTTAGTGGCACTTAAAAAGCAGGTTGATATACTTTGTAAGCTGCATGGGGTTAATGATGATACCAACTAACACGCCACTACTATGCAAATTCAACGGCAATGATGGTGCACACGCTGGGTACATTGTTGCTACATATAGAATGGGTCGTTTTTATGCTAATAATGGCCTATTTCCAATTAATCGCGTCGCAGGTTGGCGCTTAATAGAAGATGAGGGGTTTAATGACTATCAATCTTAGCTACTACAGGCGACAAATTAAAAAGCTAGAAGCTAAACTAATTGCTAATGCTGACCTATGCAATGAATCAGAGGTTAAGCGCATTAGCAAAGAGATAGCGAATTATGAGCGGTTCATAAGTCAAAATACCACCAATAACTAATAGCTGATATAATAGCCTTATCTTAAAACGATAGGGCTTTTTTATGCGCGCGCAGATATATACAAATATCGGTAAGTCACAAATTGAGGATAAAGGTTCTCACTTTAAGATTACCGGAATACCAATCACTAAAAACCAATCCGTTATGAATCGAGTGGCTTACATCACAGAACATAACGAGAAAGGGATTCCAACTATTGAGAAGCAACCTATAACTACTGGCCATCCTTTAGTTAATGGCGTTAATGTGTCAGCTAAAGAGGGTGAGGGCTTAAACTTCTACACAGGCTCGCTTGTTGGTAAGTCTTACCTTGACTCTGATGACAAATGGAAAGTTGACACTATGGTCAACAAGAAGAAGCTAGCCGCTCAAGATACCGGCGAGCGTTGGATGGAAATACTAACCAATAGGGAAACGTTTGGCGTATCTACCGGATTAACATTCGCTAAAAACGACATTAGCGGAGTGCTTGACGGTAAAGAGTACGATATGGTTGCTATGAATCAAGAATACGATCACCTTGCATTCCTAGACCCTAAAGTTGAAAAGCCAGCGGGTGGCAGCGATACAATGGTTAGCTTTAACTCTGCGGTTGAAGTTGGTGAGGTTATCATCTGCAATATCGATGAGGATGAACCTAAACCAGTTGGGCCACAAAACGAACTAATCGAAAATGATAACTTTATTGATAAGCTTGCAAATAAGCTCAAGGGCCTTTTTGCTAACGATAATCAAACGGGTTACAATAACACTGATTTAAACACAAACCACGAGGCTCCTATTATGGATCGTACTGAAATGCTCGAAGCGCTAGGCTTAGCTACTAATAGCCAAGTCACAGACGATGAGCTTAAAACACTACTAAAAACTAAGCTTGCCGCAAACGCTAGTGAGGTTTTAGACGAAAGCGCAGTCACTTCAATTGTTGAACAAGCTGTTAACGCCGCTGTTAAGCCATTGCAAGACCAACTTACAGCTAATGCAGACAAAGAGCTTAACGGCTTGGTTGCTGATGTTGTAGCACTTAAAATTAACGGCATTGATGAGTCGGTAGCTAAGACTATGGGCGTTGACGCTCTTAAAGGTTTGCTACACGCTAACTCTGCTGAATACGTTGCAGATTACGCTGCACCACGCGGTCGCGCATCGCAAATTAATAGCGCTGAGTTGCTTGACTCAGACATGCCTGAATAGGAGATTATACGATGGCTAAACATAAGATTTTCTTAGGTCCTGCTGATAGCGGCGCACCTCACGCGCTACGAGTTGAAGGCTTAGCAGTTGACGCTGTATTACCTGGCTCTTTAGTTAAACAAGTTGCTGGCGGTTTAGAAACTAGCGATAAAGCGGCTACTGTATTCGATTCACAAGTATTGATTGCAGAAGAATACGGCGCACACGTTGGTCAAGATGTTGACACAGCTTACACGATTGGCGATGTATGCTTGTCTGCTAACTTGCGTTCAGGTGAGTTTGTTAATGTTCGCGTAGCAACTGGCAGCAACTTAACAGCAAAAGGTATCGCACTATCTTCAAATGGTGACGGTCAATTTAAAATCGCAGCTACAGACGGTACAGAGCAAGTTTTACTTTACTCTGACGAAATCGTTAACGTTACCGCGAACAACACTTTAGTTAAAGCGCGTAAGGCGTAAGGAGCAATAATATGTCATTAGCATTACGTAAAAGCTTAGCTGCTAACGCTCAACAAGCGCGAGTTATGACTGAGCAATACAACCATTTAAACGCTGTATTCCGTGAAGGTTCATCAAAAGACTTTCAAGATATGCTAACAATGTTCGGCGCTAACGCTGCACGTACACCGGCAGAAGCTTACCGCGAGTTTGATTTAACATCAAAAATCGACATGGTTCCAGCGGGTGAGTACGCAACATTAACACGTCTACTTCAAAAATCACGCTCTATCAACATTGGTAAAGAAGTATTTGAATACCGCCAAACGTCTAATATGGACCAAGGTCAAAGCTCAATGTCTGGTCAAGTTGGTGTTGACTTAGATAAAGTTGCTGAAAAGTACGCGGGTACAGTTGTTCCAATTCACGATAAGGGTTTTGGTCGTCGCTGGCGTGCACTTGAAGCTATGCGCTCTGATGGTTACGATGCATTAGTTGATGATGCTCGCGAAGCCCGTCGCGCTCTTATGGGTACGCTTAACACGTACTTATGGGATGGTAACGCAAACTTAGCACTTAAAGGTTCTAAGTGGTTAGGTATTAAAAACGACCCAAGTGTTGCAACAGCAACTATTGCGGTTGATTTAAGCGCATCGGCAACAACTCCAGAAGAAATTCGTTCAGAAGTTGCTCGTATTCGTGACATTCTTTACATCACGAATAACTGTACTAACCCGTTACGCCTTGGTGTATCACGTGAAATCCTAAGTAACTGGGAACGTGCTTTCTCAACTGCTGACGGTACATTCGGTACAATCGCTTCATTCGTTGGTCAATTACGCGGCATCTCTGAGATTTACGAAGATAGCGAATTAGTTGGCAATGAGCTTGCGCTGTACTGGGATGACCAAGAAGGTTTTCACCCTGTAGTTGGCATGGGTATGTCATCTTACGCAGTGCCACGCACAATGCCTAACAGTGACCATGCTTTCATTATGATGACTGCTGTAGGTTTCTTAGCTAAGACCGATTATGAAGGTCGTAAATGTGCGCTTTACGCATCGTAAGGGGTAACTAATGGCTAAGATGTTAAAAGATGTTTATTGTTTAGTTGATGGTAAAACAGCGTTAATCAAAACTGGTGAAGATGCTCCGAAAGGTGACTCTGAAAAGCTAGTTAAAAAAGGTTACGCTGTAGAGGTTGAGGTTAAAACCGAAACTAAAAAGCCAGCCACTAAAAAGTAATCTAACTTGCTAATTAAAAGCCCCTTAATTGGGGCTTTTTTGTGGGTATGAATAAGATATATCGCTCAAAAATACCGACTTGCTATCATCGTAAGCGCATTTAAATATGTGCTCATCAGTAAATACCCTCATGTGCATGTATTTTATCTCATACTCAGCCGCAACGCCTACGCTATCTAAATACGCCATTGCTTCATCTGCTGCTTGTTGTAAATCCATTATTACGCCCTCTTATCTCACTTTGAAACTTCATGCCGTTAAGCTTGCGGTTTAATAGCAATTGGTAATCATAACCATGCTCGCTTAACCTTTGTTCATATTGCTTGCGTCTTTTTGCGTTGCTCATAATAAACCCTCTAATTAATTTAAACCTAAATGTAATTGATTAATTATAATAAAGCAAGGTGTTTTTGTATGCGGTATAATTAAGCAATCATAACTAAGAGGATTTTAAAATGGCAGATACTAGACCCGATATCGTTGTACCAAAAGGCACACCATTAGACGTATACGCAGCACTAAACGCACAAGCAGGCTTTCCAGCGGTTACAGTTGGCGACCAATTATTAGTGGTAAATAAAGGTTCATTACCTGTTTACCTATGGGCTAAAGCGACGGCACCTACTAACCTAGTTGGCGGCTTGCCTATCGTTTACAATCAACAGGCTTCAAACAACCTAAACGACTCTGGTGCGTTTGTATCTAGCCCTGTTAAAGATGGCCTAATTACGGTACAAGTCCTAGAGGCGGTTTAATATGGCTTGGTACAAATTAGATGAGGAAGGTAACATTGAGGGTTTGCTTAAACCCTTAGCGCCTTTGATTAACTACGTCGCTAGGCTTAACGGTACGGACCAGTATTGGCAGTTGAGTGAGGCTATAAGTATAGGCTCTAGCAATTTTGCACTGAGATTAAAGGTAACAACCTCCTTTTCAGGATCTCAAGTCCATTTAACTGACTCGCCAGAGGATTTTTACTTTAAAATTTTCATAACCTCAAACGGCATTCCTTCCGTTCTTTTTGGTGATGGGTCGCAGTGGGTTTACTCTCTCAATGCAGTAACTAACATAGCTGATTCAAAAGAGCATAGTATTGAAGTTGTTAAAAACAGTGGCCAGCTATACTTGCTAGTTGATGGTGTTATTGAGTTTCAGAGGGATGAGCTTACACAGGTTTTTGCTGGGATTGAATTTATAGGGGTTAGAAATAGCCTTTCACAATACTTTAACGGCTCAGTTTATGATTTTGAAGTTGAAATAAACAACACCCTAACCCATTCAATCCCCCTAACCAACAAAGCTCAAGGCTCTACGCAGTTAGCCACAGTTGGCAGTGTTAATGCTACCATGGTTGGCTATGACGAAAGTGTATGGGAGCAAGCATGAGAATATTAACCATAGCTTTATCCTTGTTACTTGTGTCATGCGGTCAAGCTGATGATATTGAATTTGATAAGTTTAACTCTAGGGTAGTTATTGAGGAAGATTCAACGCTTGACGTATTAGGTAGGCAGCAAACAGTAGGCGGTGTGTGCTTTATTAAGCTTAAGAAATACCCTGTGTGTTTACAGCATGAAATAAGGCATTGCATAGAGGGTAACTTCCACGCTGGCAGAAAATCAAACGAGGATTGCAGTAATGAGCTTTAAAATAGGAATAAACGCAGGCGGAGTTTCCCTTAGTGAAATACCATCAAAAGCAAAGATTATAAAGTCAAGGTTCGACTTTCCTGCTGTATTGTCGAGCGATGTTGTTTACTTCATAGATGGTGTGGTTGACCTTTCTGATAGGTCTTTAGAAGTGCCAGAGGGCGGGCTTTATATATCAGGACACAATTTCGATATTAGCAAGTTAGTATCTAGCGAGCCAAACTACACCATGTTCACATCACCTTTGGTTGGTAGTGGAAATATCGTGGGTAAAGATTATGGTATCGAGGTTACAGGGGCAAGCTCAAAGGTTTATGATATTAGCGGCAATACAGGCTTTGAGGCTTTTGAGTTAAGTCGTATAAATTACAATAACTGCGAATCGCTTGGTGAGATTAACAACTACAGACAGGGTTTTGAAACTGGTACAGGTAGATTTGGCGGAAAGCCTGAGTTAACGCTATCAGGTACATGGGTTGGCGGGTACTTCATTGAGTCGTCAATTGTAAGAATCTTAGCCGATGGCGCTTACTCACTATTTAAAGCTGGTGCGGCGCTCACGCTAGGGTCGAGATTTAGAACAAGCATAAATGTTGACCTACCCGCAAGCGTATCATTGTTTGACTTTATCCCAGCTAACTTCCCTAATCCGTCAACGCTGCAAGTTGATAGCGCCATTGTTACTAGGCTTGGTGTGCAAGATGCTACAGACTCAAACTATACACCTAACATATCAGCGAGCGATTTAGCATGCTCATGGTCTAATAACGTAGGGATGCCAAACACGTTTGAAGGTGGCTCAATTGGCATAGGCGCATCGGCAGTAACAACTATAAATACTATTGATGTTTTTGAAGATGTCGCAGCTTTGTCGTGGATAACCGCTGATTTACAGCACTTCGACAATCCAGTAAATGGACAGCTTAGGCACTTAGGTATAAACCCAAGGGAGTACAAAGCAGTAGCTTCATTGACTATTGAGGGTGCCAATAATGATGTGTTAACACTAAGGGTTAGCAAGTGGGATAACTCTGCATCATCATTTGTTACTGTGTTAGATCAAGTTAGGCCAGTCAATAATCTTATAGGCGCTCGCGATGTTGCGTTTTTTAATGTAAACGTAAATACAACTTTAGATCAAAACGATTATATCAAACTTCAAATAGCCAATAACTCAGGCACTGCGAATGTTACCGCTGAAACTGACGGGTATTTGTTGGTTGAGCAAAGATAGTAAAAGCCCCTTTAATTAGGGGCTTTGTTTTTATAGGCTAGTAAACACGTTAGGTTTTTTACATTTGTGCAACCGAACCTTTTTAGGCTTTGCATTACTAGCTGCAGCAATAACCCATATTGGTCGATATTCATTGCTTACACGCGATAAGTGCGTACTTTTCATTACTCTGCTTGCTTGCGTAAAGCTTAAATCACTCATGTTATTCATTATTCGCCCCTTACTTCTTTTAATAATTGCTCGATTGGATAATCAACTCCGCGACCATTCGCCAAATCATCTAGAAATTTATACATCTTAGGAGCAGCGGCTATTAGGTGAGCGTTTGCAATGGTTGTCGTGGTGTAAGGTGTGTTACCGCCGGAGTGCGCCCTTGCAACCTTGAAACCGCCTGCATTGACGGACAGTCCGCAGCCTGAGACAGTCCACTCGCCTTTTGTAAATTTAGCTTCATTCATTCTCATTGTCTCCACTAATCCAATTAATAAAATCTACTACTTGCAACCCAATGCAAAGCGCTACACCTATAGCGCCAAAAAATAATAATCCGTAATTACTCAGAAAGCTCAGCATTTAAACGCTCCAATTCTGCTAGTAATTCAAGTTTGCGCTTTTGCGCCAGCTTGACAGGTGAGTAAGCTTGCTTAGCCGCTTTAAGCTGTGCAATTGCTTTATCCACCTCATCATGCTCTATACAGTTAATAGTGTGCGTACCGCTAATCCAAGACTGACCAACGCCATAGTTGTAATTGGCTGTAAAGTTTTCATCGGTGTTATCTATGCACCATTGTAAAAGCTTTAAGTGATTGTCCATTTTCTCTACCCTCTTTGTTAAGTTGAGTTAAATTTAATTTAAACATTAAGCGTTGTCAATAATTAAATTTAGATATATACTTGGCTTATCTTAATTAAATGAGGGTTAAATAATGAATTACGAATCAATGAGTGATTTTGAAATAAATAAGGCTGTTGCAAATAAGTTGGGTTTGTTTGTTGCAGCTGTGGCGCAAGATGGAATTATAGTTAACGGCAAGAGCCTGAGTGTTGATTACTGCAATAACCCGTCTGACGCGTGGCCTATAATTACTGATAATAAAATAAGCATAATGAATGATGAAAGCACGTGGGAAGCATCTATTGATTTTGATGGTGATTTGACTTTGCATGGCACAGATGAGATTTTGACAAAGTATTACGACCATGAAAACCCACTACGAGCAACTATGATTGTATTTTTAATGATGAGTGAGAGTAAATAAATGACAAAACTATCACAAGAAAAGGTTAACGAATTAAATCTAGTTGGCAGAATCAATAACCGCATGCTTAATGGTATGGGTGTAAACTTAGTTAAAGGTGAGTTTGAGCAATTACCTAATTACAAAGATGCAAACCCATTAGCAAGCGTAAAGCAGTTTGATTATATTATGGGATTACTAAGCAAGGTGTTATCTGGTATTAATCCAAGTGAGCAAGTGGAAGAAGCGGCAAGGCTTTACTTGTTTGATATGGACGCTTATAACAACGACTACCCGCACCATAAAGCAACTAAGTACAATGGCAAGCGTTTAGCTGTTAAGCGCGTTATACCTACGCATGAGGTGCTTTCAAGCTGGCCAAAAACTACCAGTGATAAGATTGACGCAATATACCAAGTTATGGGCGGTCGCGCGGTTAATGCAAAGGCTAAAGCGGCGGCTATTGCTGTTTACAGTTTAGGTGAGGGTATAAACAAAACTGCTATTGATAATGGTGTTAGCTACGTGCAAGTTAAAAACATGATTAATAAAGTTGAGCAGTTCGATTTAGCTGCAAAGGAATATGGTGAATTATGAGTGATTGGATAAGTGTTGACAATGAAAAACCAGCCTTAGAAAAAAGAGTGCTGCTTCTAACGGAGTCAATGGATGTTGTTACAGGCTGGTTGAGAAAGATGCGCAAGGATGATATTTATTTCTGCTTTGGTAACGAGTATATATCTTGGGATTTTGAGTTTAACTTTGATGTTGGCGCTGTTACTCATTGGATGCCACTACCCGCGCCACCTAAATAATTTAATGCTACAATATAGGCTCTATTAATATGATTGAGGAATTACTAACATGGGCGCAACTACTAAACCAAAGCGACCTACAAAACCGCCTGCTAGCACAAAGCCAAAGTAACTTAATATTTATTGCTTATATATTTACCATTATAAAGTCGTACCTATTCGGTGTGGCTTTTTTATTCTGCGAATCAACGGCAATGCTTAACTTTGTGCCAATCACATTAACCCCACCAATATACGGACTAGTATTTTACTGTGCGATTTTGCTCACATGGATTAGCGTCGCAGGATTACATATACGCCTTACCCAGAACAAAAACACGCTAATAGCTTGTGCTATAATGCTTTTATTCTTGTTGGTAATGGCTGTGGACTCGTATGTAAATGCGTACAATCAGACGTTTATTCATATTTACTACGAAGATATCATTCTTTGTATTCATGTCGGCATCATTGTTTCGCTTTACCGAAGCAACGACGCTATCGACCGCTTGGTGGGTGAGTTTAGTCACTTGCGCGATATCCTGTGCCATAATGTTTATTGCTCATATTTTTGTTATACTGTCAGAAAGATTAACCAAGGCTTATAAAAATGAGCAGCAATAACGATACATTAACTGAGTTGCATTTTAAGACGTTTGAAAATTATTTGGCTCAACAAGTGGAAGCATACAAACAAACAAGTCAGTCTGTAAGTAAGCTAGCCGAATCCGTAAACGACTTGGTGCTGGCTGAAAAAATACGCACAGAGCGTGACGAGCGAGTTCAAGAGCAGATAAAAACACTGCAAGCATCTATTGATAAGAATATGGACGGCATACGCTGGGCTAGTAAAATGTCTACGTGGATAGATTCATATATTATGAAAGTTGCAGTTCCTTTTATTTTTACGGCTCTTATTGTGCTTATTGTTGCAAACACATTTGATTTTAGTAAGTTGGTAGGTAAGTAAATGGCTAAAGAAAGATTTGAATTTATTAAACGCTATGTTGGAGCTATCGGGCACTTTGACCCTAGACTAACAATGGTTGCTAATCACGTTAGATTTACGCTAGGTATTAAGTCAAACGGGTTTACAGGGGTTTAAAATGCCACTAACAATTGAAACAGTAAAAGCATACGGCGGCACAGGTAACGATATTGTTATTCAAGCCAAGATTGACGCATTTGCAAGTATTTACACATGCCTAACAAGCTCATACGATAGCGCTATTGCCGATGATATTGCCAACAGCTACATAGCTGGTACATTGCAAGCCGTTAGCGGTGAAGGTCAAGTAACGAGCCGTAAAGCCCCTAACGGTGCAAGTCGTAACTTCAAGCAAAACAAGTACGGCGATTCGGGCGAGTATGATAACGCATTGCTAGAAGCTGCTTATAAATCGGATGCTAACTTCTGCTTACCTGTTGATGACTCTTATTTTGTTATCGGTACTGCTGGCACCGTTTACCCTGCGGACAACCCGCAATGAGCATAGAAACACGTGAAGCATCAAATAAAACCATTACTATATGGTTTAAGCGTGTTACAGGTTTTGGTAATGAAAAGGCCACAACTTATGATGTGTTGACAACTAAAGCGTGTTACGAGCAAGGCGGTAGTCGTCAATATACTGACACAACAGGCGTTAACTTTACGACGCAGTCAACGTTTTGGCTTGAGGTGCTTAGCGAGAATCCGAGACTAGGTGACTTTATAGCATTAGGCGATCAAAGTTTAATAGCTAAACCAAGCGACGCAGAAAAAGCCGAGTCAATTCGAATTGTGGCTTTGCAAGATTGCTCAGAGCTTGGCGATGTTGATGACTTGAAGGTGATTACATAAATGCCAGTTGTCGGAGCTAATAAAATAAAAGCTAGAATGAAAAGCTTTATTAGTGACGTTAGCGACAAAAAGGCTATGCAGTTTGTTAACTCTGTTGGCTTTCAGGCTGGTATATTGTCAAAAGAAAAAGCACCAAGAGAGTACAGTAATCTACAAAACAGCCAAATGTTTGATGTTGTTAAAAGCGCCAGTAGAATAACAGGAACTTTAAGTTATGGTGATAAATTCCCTGTGCTGTACGCATCAATACTAAATGACGGCAAATATAAATGGAACCCAAGACCGCCAGCAAATAAGAAAGGACCAGCTTGGAATCCCAATGCGACACCTCACTTTTTAGAATACGGCTTTGAATCACCAGAGGGTCAAGCAATGATTAAAAAATACTTAGAGATATTTAAAATATGACATTACTTGCAAGCTTTGAAAGTCAGCGCGTACTAAACCACATACGCACAAGCGGCTTATTAACAGCATTTACCGATTACCAAGGTAATGCGCAGGGTGCTACATTAAGCGCGTCTGGCATTGTTAATTTAACAGAACTGCCAACTAATGAAAGGTTGGTACAAGTGCGCCTATCTGGTAATGACCAAATTGCAGACGGCTCAGTTGGCTTTAGCCAATACCCTGTTAGCATTTACGTGTTTGGTAAAGCTAATCTTGATGATGCGCCAATAGTCACAGGCTTAACGGATGACATTAGAAACTGGTTACGTCAAAACTTTTCAAGCTCTGACGAGTGTATTATTAGCATCCAGGTATTAGGAAAAGGTGGGCCATACCCTATGGATGACAGCCGACCTTATTGTGAAATACCGCTAATAGTTAAATTTAATGCTTAGTCCAACAAAGAATCCCAGTAATCAGGCTCTAGACTCTCTTTTATATCCTCTATGGAGCGCCTTGTTTCAGTGTTGACGGGGTGAGCTTTAATAGGGTTTGCGGCTTTCCTCTTATCTCTCGCGACCTTGTTGCAGCAAATGTCACATGCTCCGCCAGATGTGTAGCGTATGTAGTTTCCACAGCTACACCGCTTATTGGAGAAATAAAATCTCAAGCCCTTCTTTTTCGCTTCATCCTTAGATATTTTACTATGGAAAACTTCTTGCCTAGAAGTTGATGACTGCCACACGGTAAATGAGCCGCCTGATAAGCCTCTCATAATTAACCCTCATTAAGTAAAAGTAATTTAATTAAATGTACATCATAACCTTTAAATAGTCAATAAACTAAATTTAATGCAATTAGCGATTGACCTATAAAATTAACTGTACTATTGTTTCCCATGTAGACAATAAAAATAGCGTCTGGTATATGCGCTGATTTATAGTTTAAGTTAGATGGTTTCCCTTTTTCCATCGGTGGCTATAATGAAATATACAAGCATGGGTTTTGAAATTTCACCCACAGAATCAGTAAACGCGCTGATTGCGAAAGAGCGTTAAAGTTGCAATTAAATACGGTCGTGAGATAGAATTTAAACGCAATAAAATATGGCGAGGTAACGATACTGGTTCGTATCACTTGTAGTGTTTTGGTTCAACTCCATAGCCTCGCCACCAATCACTTAACAGATATAAATAGAGTTTATAGGTGTGAGTGATAAAGGTGCGTCACGAGAATAACTAAGTTGTAGCGCTGCAATTGATACCTTGCCATATCAGGCGCTGGATTGGCATCATTCACAACCTATACACTCTTCTCTATTCCAACCCTCTAAAACCCACTGTAAAAAGTGGGTTTTCTTTTATCCGTCCGCAAGTGGTATAATTACACCGAATTAATTCATTTAACTTCGGAGTAATTATTATGGCAACAGGTTGTCAAAAAGATTTAGACATTGGCCGCAATCTAATTGTGCGCTGGGCAGAAGCTTGTGGTTCAGAAGATCCACTTTCAACAGCTACAACCCCTCTAACTTACAAGCCGCTTGGTTATACAACAACCAAAGCAATCAACGAATCAACACGTACTACTGATGCGAATAACGACACATCAGGCGCATATCAGAAAACATTGCAAACTGGTTTAGGTATGGAAATTCCTGTTTCTGTATTTACGTCGGCTGACATTGCTGATATCAGTACACAGGAAGAGCTGCGAATTTACCGCCGCACTGAAATTACAGCGGGTCGTCAAGCTACATTATGGCTTGAGCTTACAAACCCACAACTAGGCATTAAAGAATATGTATTCTGTTTAGTTAATGACGTTTCACGCTCATACGGTAATGAAGATGTTAACACTGGTGATTTCAACTTTGTAATGATTTCAACAGACGATAGCACTAACCCAGCATACCAAACGGAAACTATTGCGTAATGCTTTTAAAAGAGTACGGTCACGGCTGTATAGAGTACGGTGATGTTAAATACATCATCGTGCCATCTTTTATAAAGATATCAGCCATAGGTACACCAGAAGAAATAATAAACACGGTTAAGGGTTTGCACAGCGATGACCCTCTTGATGTTTATAGCTCTGCTTTTTCTATCCTTCAGTCTTGTTGCGATAAAGATTTTCCGCGCGAGTTGTTTGGTGATTTATCAATGACTGACGACGGTATAAATAAACTAGACGTTTCACCAGAGCAAATTAACGATTTAATCGTGCTAGCCAATCACTGCGTGCTTCATGGAGTCGTTGGCAAGGTTGACTTTAAAGGTGGTGAAGGCGAGCCACTAACAGAATTTGACGCATACGAATACATAGACTTAGCTGTTGAGCATTTTAACTTAAGCTACGATGAAGCGGCAAAAATGACAATGACACAATTTGTTAGGCGTATGCGCACTAAGTACCCCGAGGCACACAAGAAGCAAGCAGCCGAAGCAGCAAAGGCGAGTGAGCAAAAAGCTATGGTCGAGTACATGAAACAGAATGGGATGATTTAAAAATGGCTGAAAATTTAGGCTCGATTAGGTATGACGTAGAAGTTGGCACCAGCGGGATGCTTAAGGCTGAAAAGGTTGTTGAAACTTCAACCAAGAACGTTGAAAAAGATTTGCAGCGTGTAGAGTCTGCATCAACCAAGGCGTATTCAACTATAGCTGCATCATCAAAAAAATCAGCGGCTGCAATAAACACGCAAATGACGCAGGTTGCAAAAAGCACCAAAGGCGCGTCATTTCAAGCGGCTAACTTCTCTTACCAAATCCAAGATATCGCGGTACAGGCTCAAATGGGTACTAGTCCGCTTGTTATCTTTGCTCAGCAATTCCCACAAATGGCTGTTGGTATGGGTGCGGCGGCTGGCGCAATCGGTGCCGCTGTTGCAATACTTGGCGCATTAGGTACTGCGGTAATCGATACCAGCACAAGCATGGATAGGCTGCAAAAAGCAATTGAAAAAGTTCAGGCTGTTATAACTATAGGCGCTGGCGGTGTTGCTAACTACTCAGAAGAAATGCAAAAGCTAAATACAATATCTGAGGCATTGACTAGAATAAAGCTACAAAACGCACTTGCTGAACAAGCAACGGCACTTAAAGAGGTGTCGGGTGCAATGCGTGACGCTTGGGAAGAGGCGGGCACTTTTTACGATCAAACTTCTAGTGGCGTTGTTGGTGAGATAATTAAGGATAGAGACCTCAAGAAACTAGACGACTTAGCAGAGAAATACAACGCAGGAACAATAAGCGCAGAAGAGTTCAACGAAAAAGCTGGCGATATAAGAAAAGCCATAAGAGGTGTTAACTTAATTGATAAAGGGATTAAAAATCTAGGGTACACAAGCAAAGAAGCTCAAGAGCAAGGCTTGCAACAGTTGATTGATGGCCTTAAGTTAATGTCAACTAGCGCCGCTCAAAACACTAAAGCAGGGCGAGAGCTATCTTCAAATATTACTGAGTTAGTTATTAAGTATAAAGAAGGCAAGCTTACACTTGATGCGCTTAGAGAGTCACTAGATGGCACTACCGATAGCTTTGATAAAAACGCAGGAACCATTAAAAACCTTACCAATGAGTTTGTACTTAATGCGGTACGACTGTCTGAGGGTGAAAGAGCGGCATTTAAGTTTGGCTTGCAACTTCAAGGTCTTGATAGCGATCAAATTAAAGCGCAGTTGTCGCTTTACGATTACAACAAAGAGCTTGAGAAAACCAAAGAAGAAGCAGAGGCGTCAGCTAACGCAATTAAAAGCGTTAACGACGAGCTAGATTCATTCTTTGACAAGGAAAGCAGCGACAGTACGAAAAAGGATGAGCAACGTAAAGCGACGCTAACAACGCAAGTGCAAAGTGTTGGCTTAACGCCGCTTGAGGAGGTAAAGGCTCGATATAAGAAAGAGCAAGAGTTACTTGATGAGCACAAGCGCATAATAAATGATAAGGAAATTGATTATGTAGCTCGCTCAATTGAGCTTGAGAGACAAAAACAAGAAGCTATACAAGGACTGCAAAGCAACACTAGCGAATTTATGGAAAACGCTTTTGGTAATCTTGATACGCAAATAGCCGGTACGCTTGGCAGTATTGCTCTAGGCGCTCAAGATGGCGAGGAGGCATTTAGAAGCTTAGCAAACACAATATTAACTCAGGTTGTAGGTGCTTTAATTCAAGAGCAAGTAACATCAGCTTTGGTTAGTGCTGGGTTTATAGCGCAAAAAGGCGCGGAGACTGCGGCGGTAGTTGGTGGAATAGGCGCACAAGCAGCGGCAGCAACAGCAGCAACAGCGACAACAACAGCAGCGACAGTTGCATCGGGTGTGGCAATAACGGCGGCTATGGCTCCGGCAGCGGCGGCAACGTCAATAGCGACGGCTGGTGCAGCTCCTGCGGCAGCTTCTGGTATCACTCTTTCAACTATCGGGTTAATTATTGGCGGCTTAGTTGGTGCAACAGCATTGGCAGGCGGTCGAGAATTTGGCGGACCTGTTAGTGCTGGCTCAATGTATCGCGTTGGTGAAAAGGGTAAGCCTGAGTTTTACAAAGATAACCTTGGCAACCTGTCAATGATACCAGGCGAGAACGGCGAAGTTATACCAGCTAATAAAATGGGTGGGAATAGCGGCGGCATGACAGTGCAAGTAAACAACTACACGCCATACCAAGTATTTGTAACGCAAGACCAAGCAACTAACATTGCAAAAGTCGAGATTGGCAACGAAGCTAGCAAGTTACAAAAAGGACGCGGCAACATGTATAATGCAATGAAGTCAGGCGGAAACTACAAAAACGATGCTAAGAGGTAATAAATGCCAATCCCAATAGACTACCCACATGATTTATTGCCAGCGCCTTTAGTCGGTAAGCAACGCAGCGTACAGCAAACGTATGACACGCGCGAAAACTTTGACGGTAAGATGCTAACTCGCAAAAAGCGTGATAGCTCTACTGTTTATTTTAACGTGTCGTTTTTAGTGCCTTATGCAAAGTCACAGCTAATGGCGTTATGGCTTGAAGGTGTGGATGATGGACAGTCATTTAAAATGACACTCAAAACTGAGGGTGGATTTAATGAATATACGTGCAAGTGGAAAGATGTGCCGATAAACCCAACAGAGTCAAACGGCTATTACACTTACTCAGGCACCATTTACGCTGATAAGTTATTGCAAGGCTGGGAAGATAGCACAGAGCAAGAAAAGGACGATTATTGGGATTTGCTAGCAGCTAACAACGGTTATGACCCGCTTGATATTGCAGTCAATGAAAGGTGGCCAGAGCAATGAATGATGAGTTAAAGCAGTTTTACGTAACACAAGATAGTGAGCGCATTGTTTATAATGCGTTTATTATTAGCAGCCCTACCATTGGCGAGTTTAGATTTGTTATAGACCAATCTGACAATCTTGATTTCTACGTTGATGGTGCAACTAAAGAGTTTACCGGTTGTGTCGCGTCAATCCCTGAACAATCAATACTATCAAGCGATGACGTTGACAAGGGTGAAGTTGCATTTGACCGCGTAGGTTTTGAGGTGGTTAGCGAAATGCGAAAGCTTGATGATGCACCAACATTTGAAGCGGTGACAGTTAGGTTTTTAACTTACTTGGAAGGTGAGCAAGACGCGCTTTATGATTACTCTGCGTATATGTCTAATTTCACGGCAGGCGCAAGACAGGTTAAACTAGCTCTAACAACAGAAAACCTTGAGAAGCAAACCAAGGTTAACAAAATATATGACCCATCTATTTACGTGGGCTTGCAGGGGTTATAATGACGCAAACAGAGTTCATTAACTTAATGATTGGTAAGCCGTGGGTTAATCGTGCTGATACGGTTGATGCGGTTGATTGTTACGGGTTAGTTAAGCTGTATAAGCAAATAGTTGAAGGTGTAGAGCTGCCACAGGCTACAGGCTATAAGGAAGGCTTTGCATTTGATGGTATTTGGCGCAGAGAAACTAAGCGTACATGGTGGCAAATAGGCACGTGGACGAATGGCGCAATGGTTACATTTTACGACCAATCTATGAAGCCAATGCACATAGGTATCTGCGTTGGTAATCAGCAAGTGCTACACGCTCGCGGTAATGAGGCAAACGGCGGCAAGGTAGAAATTCACTCTATTAGCGCACTATCAAAAGCATATAAAGCGGTAAGTTTTCACGAGGTAATTAATGGCTAAGTTAATCGTACAAGACCAATTAAAATTAAGAGCGCCGGAAGTTTACCCGATAACAGAATCAATGCGCGTTATTGATGCGGTAAAACTTAAGTTTGAAAAGATAGACCCTAGCAAAGTTACAATACATCTAAATGATAAATTAGTACCGCCTTACAGCCCGTTAATGTTCGAGCTTGTTGGTGATAAAGACAGCGTTACGGTAACGCACGAGGTTAAAGGTGTTTTTAGTGGCTTCATAGGTGTTGCAGGCGATGTATTAAGAGGTGCTTTAGATTTCTTAATTGACATACCCGACTTTTCAACCAGTGAAGAAACAAGCCCTAATAATAACTATTCATCGCAAACCAACACAGCTAGAGCTTATTCCCAACGCCCTTTAGTTGTTGGTAGCCCTGTTATATTCCCCGACTTAATAGGTCAAGCTATAGAGTATTATCAGAGCAACGTTAAGCAATCAGAGCAATACTTTGAAGTGTGCACTGGTGTTTTAGATAGCCCAACAATACAGGCAGGCAACACTAACATAGCAAAGTTTGGTACAGCGGCAACGGCTTTGTATTATCCATCAAGCGGCGTGACAACCATTCCCGATTATCGCATTGGTCAAAAAGTTGACGAGGTTGACGGGCAAATAATAAAAGGTACAAACGAAGGGCAAGATGGTGCTACATTCTCATGCAGTGAAGGACCAAGCGCATCAACTTACGGCGGTACAACTTTTACAGTTAAGCTTGCGCAAGATGCACAAAGCGACGGCTTAAAAGCCAGTTTTGACTCTGGTAACGAAAACATTGAACTGCAATATGGTATTCATATAACGGTAGAGCCTGGCGGTGGTCCTGAGCCTACAACCACAAGCGGTACAGGTAGAATTAGCAGCATGACGCTAAGCGGTACAGAGTACACGGTAAACATAGTTAATTTTAACGGCCTGAAAAGTGAAACAACTTACGATGACCCGTTTGTATTTACTATGAAGCTTGATAATACTATTGGCCCGTTTTCATGCCCTATCGAATGTGAAAAGTTATTCTTTAATATTAAGTTTGACCGAGGACTTAAAAAGTCGGTACCTATCAGTGTGACAACTTACGAGCTAGACTCAAAAGGTGGCACGCGCACAGGGGTATCGCAAGTGTTTAGCGTGATTTATGATGATGATACAGTTGATGCGGTTTACGAGACGTTTACCGTTACACCTACTGCGGGGCGCACTTGGTATGAATTTGAAGTTAAGCGCACAAATGAAGCGTCTCAAGACACTGAAAAGCCGGACATACCAACACTAGAAGCTGTTTATTGTATTCAAGAATTAGGTGATTATGACTTCCCTGATGGTGGCACAATGCTATCCGTTAAGATGCCAACAACGCAAATCCCAACGGGGTCGGGTGTTGATAATAAAATAAACCTAATTAACGGTCAGGTTATGATGCCAAGTTATGACAAGTCAACGCAAACCATACTTGCTGATGCACCAAGCCGTAACTTTGCTGATGCTGCTTTGTTTGTATGGCGTGACTTCTACGGGCAAGACGTTAGCATTCTTAACCTTGATGAGCTTTACACGATAGCGGACTCATTACCAGAAGATTTAAAAATATTTGACTATACATTTGACGACACAAGTAATGGTGTTGGTACGGTTATGGATATTATTTTAAATGTTGCTCGCGTGTATAAATACTGGGATGGTCAACAAATTAGATTTTGGCGTGATGAAGCTGTAGCGTTTAATTCAGCTTTATTAAGTCGCGCAGACCTAGCGGCAGAGTCAGACCGTAGTTATTCAATATCACGAAGCAGCTTTGTTAGTGGCGAATACGACAGCGTACAAATTGAATACATTGACAGAGACATTAATAAGAAGGCTTACATATACCGCTCTATTGATGGTACTGGCACAATTCAAAACTTAGCCGGTGCAAACGCTAAGCAAATTGTTTTAAGTGGCTGTCAAAATCTAGTCAACGCAACAAATCGCGCCGAACTAGAAATACGCAAAATGCTATATCAACGCTGGACTTTATCAGATACGTTTATTGATGCTCATAGATTCTTAGAGCGTGGCGCAGTTGTTATGTATAACGAGGTATACGAAGGTGGTGACGCATGGGGTGGTGAGATTCTATCCGTTGACGGTGGCACTGCTACGGTACGTGAAGAACTTAACTTGCAAGGTGGTACAACTTACCAAGTTTATTACACTAACGCGCTAGGTGAAGCTATAGGCCCTCAAACTGTAACTGCATCGACTGCCAACAGTTTTACATGTGGTGACTTATCTCAAGTTTACCTTGAAGGCTTTGAAGGTGGTGTAATGGGCAGCCGCTACTACATAACAGAGGTTAACGGCACTATAAATAGGCGATGGCGCGTAATGGAGCGTGAAACAGCGGGTTATGACGTGCAAATAAGCATGATAGGCTATGACGAGCGCATTTATGAAGCTGACTAGCATTGCGTTATAATAAACCAACTTATTGATAAGAGAATTTAAATATGTCTAACATAGCTAATACAGAAGCTAATGCAACGTCCTTGGATGGCTTAGTAAATGATAACGGGCTAATTACAACATTAAGAAATGGGCCAAAACCATCGTGGCAATATATTGTTGATCAAGTTTATGCGCAGCTTGGTTATGCTGTTGCAGGCTCATTTGTTGATGGCTTTACATATACAGGCATTAGGCAAGTTGGTGCGGACGCAAGCGGTAATACGTGGATTTACACAGGCGGCGAGCAAAATTTACCGCATGTAGTACCAGCGGGTACAGTACCTAGTGCGCCTGATTACTTTCAAGTTAGCGTAAATAGCGCTGACAATGTAGTGCTTGATAATGGCGAAAACCTACAGCAAGCTATTGATAGGTTAAACGGTGAGATTGATAGCTTGCAGGAGTACATAGACGGGCAACAATTCGCAAGCGTTGATGCTGTAAAGTCTTACCCCACCCTATCAGCATTAATAGGGTATAGCGTTAAAACCAAGGAGTACCACAGCGGTACAGGCTATGGCGAGGCTACTTATGATGTTGTAAGCGCTGGTAGCGTAACGCCTAATGACGTAAATGTAATTCAAGGGGTTGCTGACTCTAGTGCAGCTATTGTGTTACGTGATACGGACAGCGTTTACGCATACGGAGTATTAAAGAACTCTAACTCAGACCAACTCGAAAGGTTGCAAGTTTACGCTGATAATTGCCATAACTTTAATCTGCCTAGTGATTGCGCTGTCAAAATATCAGACGGTCTATCAATACCTCATGGTCGAGTTTCTATATTTGGACGAGTTGACCCTGTTGACGGTGCCACATTCACAACAAGCGAGTTGGTTAAAATAGGCTCTTACGAAGGTGTGCAAGTGGGTACTGTGACAAATGCGCTTGAGGTTGGGTTTGCCACTGTGTTTACTGAATCAACAGCAAGCTTATCTGTGGGTGATATAGTGACAATATATAACCCCGCTGACTTTAGTTGGTCTAATCATCGCTTTTACTATAAGCAAGGTGAGCATCTCAAGGTAAGCGAAGTAATAGACGGCACATCATTTAAAGGCGGTAACAATATCTTTGACGATTACGCCGCTGGAACGCCCTTATATAAATTAAACTCCAAGAAGTGCAGCATTGAAGCATTAAACGTTCATGCTGGTGATACTGCGTCTTACGCAGTTACAATCGAGTCATTAAGCGACGGTGAGGTTAATAGCCTAACCTGTACTGGCGGCACTATTGCAACCATACACAGAAACAGGTGTTACAACTTAAAGTTTAATAACCCATCAAGCTTACAAAGCTACAATGATGGCTCAGCCACAAACTACGCTCACTATACTCTGTCGTGCCAAAATGTTGTTGACATAAACCCTAACGTAAGGGCTTTACGCCATGCAATAGCGTTAACAGCTAGAAACCAAGAGCTATCAATACCCAACAGGGGTTGTGGAGCTATCGGCGGTGTGGCAACTACATTCGGCTCTGCTCCGGGCGTTACTGCTTTGGATTTTCACGGGTGTACAGAGGCTTGTTTTTACCTTGATATGGAAGTTAATGGCGGCGTGAACATTGGAGGTAAGAACAACAAGGTTAGAGCTAAGATTTATCAGCGCTCACATTCCTCTTGCATATACGGCGGTGAGCTAGTTAACACCAATCACGACTATTCTGATTGCACTATCATAACCTCACAAGCTGGCGCACAGTCTCGCGGTCAGTGGATTGATATTGGTGGTAACGCTGGTTCTCTTGACGCGGATGTAAAATCAGGAGGTACGTTGAACTTCCGAGGCTTGGTTGTAGAGTGTTTGGGAAATCCCACAACATCTGCCGATACAATCAAGATAACAAATCGCGGTTATGTTGGTGATGATATAAAACTTAACTTTGATGGCATGCAGTACGTTGGTGATTCATCATTTGATAACTGGGTTAGGTTTTTAATAGGTAGGGTTGAAACGGGCAGTTATATTAATGAGATATCAATTAAAAACGCCAAGGTTAATAACATGGCGTTGGAGTTAACAGCTAATAACATATACTGCGATGGGTATTCATCAATAGGTGCTAAAAACCTAAACAATAAATATCCAGCGGTTAAGCTGCTCCCTGTTACTGGAATAGCTGACGTCGGTGATATAACCGTATATGGAGCATCTTACAGCGGGTTAGAGGTTAACGGTGCTTTAGGTGGTGATGTTGCAGTATTCATATCATCAACCATTACATGTATTGACTGCAATAACACGCTAGGCAGTACAACTGAGGAAAAATCAGGCGTAGCTATAAGGCAAGTTGAGACAGCCGTTACGCCAAGTGTAATAGTGAAGGGGTTAAATGTCGCCTCTGGCGCTAATAACGCTATAAGGGTAAATACAATTGATAATGTAGTTCGTGGTGAGTGGAGCTTTACGGGGTACTCGAACACCGAATGGAGCGGGGCATCTATAGGTTATGATGATATGTCAATAGGGTTATTTAGTTTAGCGGACTCTGCCGTATTCTCAGCGACATCTCTTGGCTCTGTTACTGGAAGGTTTGCAGTTTACAATCAGGATGGTGTAGTAGTTGGCGAGGTTCCGATATACGACTCAATAACATAAACAAAAACCCTCTTAACTGAGGGTTTCTTTTGACCTTTCAATGGTCGAGCTAACATATAATGCTCGACCGCATATTGCTAGGTAAATTAGTATTGCGTAAATCATTTCTTAATCCTTGTTCCAATATCAATTACAAAGTAAAACTACTTAACCATCAATCGTGTTTTATCTTGACTACTTCGAGTGGTGCCAAACCAGAATTGCATAGCGCTACCCCATTCTTTAATAACAACACCAAGCAGCATAAATAACACCTCACGGCTACCGCTTGGCACATCAACCCAAAACAACATAAACACTATCAACATTATGATTAAAGTTAACCCTACGCTTAAATAGGCTGGCATTTTACTTTTCTCATGCGCTGCTCTTGCATTTTGCTTGTCACTTAATTCAGCCTGCAAGGTTTTAAGTCTAATTTCCTGCAATTGAGTTTTGTGAGTTAATTCAATATCTCTTAACTTCACTTGCGCTTCAGGATTGGCAGTTATAAAACTATTGATAGCGTCTGGCGTATTTTCTGTGCCAAACTCTGACGATATTAAAGCACCGACACCTGCGCCCACAGGACCTAAAGCGCTACCTAGTAACGGTGCAAAATCCGCAACTTTCTTTCCTAGCTCTGACCAATTCATAACAACACCACATAAAAGAATAAAGCCCAAAGCCCAGCGCTTAATATAAACGCGCCTTTAGTCCATCGTGTTACTTTCATTGTGTAGCCCTTCCAATAATAAATATTAAATTAAAAAATACTGATACAGCTAACCAAAACATATATCCGCGCTTTGAGTCGTTAACTCTTTGCAGTGTCTTTTGCAATGCGTGTACGTCGTGCGGGTCACATTCTTGCGCCTCTGTCTCAAGGTTTTCGGTGTCGATGTGGGCGGTCATAACTCAACCTTCATAACGTGATTGGCAGCTATTGCAGTACACCACTTATCATAAGTGCTTGCGCCTAATTCAGTGTTATACACGCGCTTGTAGTATGCAAAAAATGACTTTAAATCAACACTTGAATCACCTGTTAGCTTTGGCAATGGATTAGGGTCCATTGAGTATTTAAGTCGAGCCATTGCACAGGCGTACATTGGGTGGGTTACCAACCCATGAACAATGCCGTAACCGTTGTAATTCCAAAGGCTATTTATTTTATTGTAAAACTTAATGTTATTTTCATTTATAGCGTCACAGTTATCAATAATGTCGCCGTATGTGTCAGGCTCCATTTGAAATATACCAAGTGCAGGACCATTAATCTGCTTAATATATTGCCCGCAGTTAGATTCAATTGCTGCGGTACATAAAAGCAAAAATGCAGACTCTTTACTGTAGTAGTTGCCGCCCATGTATTGAAGCGCTGGCTTAATTATATAATCGTGTAACTGTTGTGCATCCATTACTTAACCTCCCTACAATCAATCGCCATCCAGCCCTTGCCGCGCTCAATTTCTGCTTCTTCTTTAGCGCTTTGCATCGAGTCGCAATCGTAAATAGTGATGTAACACTTTTCACCGTCTGCGTTTTTTAGTGTGACTTTGTAGTTATTCATTAACCCCTACTCCATTTTTTAGCGTTTTCAATGTCGTAATCAATAGCGTAAACAATTGAGTGTCCGCTACCAAATCCGTGATTTTCCTCCATGTCACCACAGCAACATAAACCTTCTGGTACTTGCTTTTTAATCTTGTAAATGTCGTACCACTCAAGAATCTTTCGAGTGAGAAGGTAACCGAACATGTAACCTTGAATTACCAACACTGAAAGCATTGCAAGCAGTGCCGCTATACTAATCGTTAAATCTACGTTATTCATTTATAAACCTCATTGGTTTGTCATCGTTGTAAACTTCGGCTTTTATCTCGTAGCTATGGGCATTAACTATATCATTTACCCGCTCACATTTACGTGCAAGCATAAGATAAAACTTACGCGCCTTTTTTGCGTTTCCTTCATGTTCGGCTAATCGTGCTTGTTGAAGTAAGTCGTCTGTCATAAGATTATAATTAATTATGTTGTTTTTATCATACTAGCACGTTATAGTGACAATTCAATAATTAATTTTAAGAGGGGTTTATTTATGAGTGCAAAAAGAAATAATTTACAGTGGCGCGAGTCTGGAGAGCACTTACCTGAATTTATGCGAGACTTTCACGACCAAAAAGATTTATTTAAAGCATTAAGCTCATCGTTTAATAATGCCGAGGATTGCCCGCTTAACTTCCGTGACGGTCAAATATATACGATAGACTGGTTTCTATGGTTTATGGCTATACATGGGTATAAGTTAACAAAGACTACGGCAAAAGTTGAGCATAAAGACATACATGATGCGCTAAGAAAAGGGTGGGATTACAGGCTTTAAAACAAAGCCCCATAACGGGGCTTTTTAGTGTGCGGCTTGGTATTGCTTACGCTGCTCATCCATTCGTTTAACTGTATCGTCAATTAATGGCTTGCCTGTTTTCTTATCAACTAGGATAGGTGATTGGCTACACAAGCACTGAATACTATTGCCATTCTTACTGTAAAATTCTTCAACCTCTTGCTGTGTGAAAATACCTCCATGTTTCGAGACGTGCCATGGTCTACTGCTTTCAGCCAACGCACTAAACCATAACTGCTTAAACTCATACGGCGAGTCATCGAATACGGTTTCGTTAATCTCTTTCGTTTTAGCTCGCTGTACGGTTCTGTAAGCGCCTAAAATTTCAGTGCGTGCGATTCGCTGCGCTCGACTAAAGCCTACGCCCACGCGCTTTTGTACGTCCGCTGATATTGCACGAATGCCTAAGCCGTCAGCCATGCCGCGCGTTAATGTTTCTGATAGGTCAACTTTCATCGAGTCGGTTAAGCCTTTCATTTCATTAAATACACGACCATAAACTAATGCTAACGATTGTGTAGCTTGCGGATTAAATTCATCACTACTTAACGATTGAATTTGACGCGATACAATGTCACCAACAAGGCTAGGCGTTGATTGGTTTTTAATGTCCTGAATAGTGTCGTTAATACCATCGTTAAACGCTTTTGATAAATAAGATTGAAAAAACCAATTGGGTGGCTTTTTACCGGTGTACGATTCTAAAATTTCATCGTACAAAAGGCGCTCAATAAATTCGTTAATCGACTCATAACGCGCTACGTCAATTTGATATTCGTAGTAAGTTGTTTTGTTAACTGCAATTGACGAGCGGTGAGTATCTAACTCGCCTTTTGCATTTGTGAAGTATGCGAGCGGATACCATGGCTTACTATTGGTAGAGTTAGCAGCAGCAACTTTACGGTAATTAGCTTGGTCAGCCACAAGTTTACGCACACCGATTAAGATGCGCTCAAACCTAACTTTTAACTCACGCTGCTCACGCGATAAGTTCTTTTTTTGATGCGCTGGGTCGGCTGCATCTTTCGGCATGACTGGCCCGTTTTTAATCTGGCGTATTTTCATCAAGCGTTAACTCATCTTTAGGCTCTAACGTTTCATATTCGCTTTTAGGCTTCTCTTTATCTGCGCCCGCTGCTTCGCGTATTTCTTCCATTGTCCACGGCTCTTCCTCTTGCGCTTCATACGCAATCTTATTCATCTCAACCATAGCTTTAGCATTTGCTAGTTTTTCGGTGCGTGTAGGCTCTGCAATATCAGGCCATTTAATTTTAATTTCATCGTTAGGTTCAGGTAGTACGCCTAAATCAACTAACCACTGTAAAAACTTAATGATAGTCGGTGCGTATTCGTTGTTTTGCTCACTGCGTAAACGCTTACTAAATGCGCTTGAGTTTTCAGTGCTTGAACGCTCACCCGTCATAAAGCCGATTAACTCAGTTACTGGTATACGCTGTGCTGCACATGCTTCTTGCATAGCAATGGTAAACGCGCCTGTCGGGTCTGCTAGATTAGATTGAAGCGAGCTAACACTCGAGCCAGCAAGTTTTAAATAGTTGTTTATGCCATTCTCAAAGTCGTCAATGGCTTGATCAACTTCTTCTTTCTTAGCTGCCATAGCTTGAGCGGCTTTAGGGTCGTTAGCGCTCATTACAGTGCGCTGCTTAGCGTTTTTACGATAACCCTCAGCAGATGCGCCTCGTATTTTGTTGCAATCAAACAGGGCGTTAA